GGCGCCAGCCGACGAGCCTCCACCGGCCACGTTCACCTTGAGGAAGCCCTCGTGCTCCTCAAGGTCGATCTCAGCGAACTGAGTCTCGGAGGCGTCGTCGGTCGTGCCCGTGGTTGTCGTCGCCACAGCCGTGACGTCCGCAGACGCGCCATCAGTCATGTTGCTGGTGTCGTCCGTGACGGTCGTGAACGACCCGCCGGACGCAGCAGCCGAAGTCACCGTGAAGGTCGACTGCGCGTCAATCGCAGTGGACCCCTGGGTGGTGTGGAAGACAAAGTAGGCCCAGCGGAATCCGCGAGCATCGACCTCGTCGCCAGTGATGGTGCCGTTGTAGGCGATCGACTGCGCGTCGAACAGGGAGACAACCTTGTGGCTGTCAGAGAAGTTTCTAGCTGACATCAGTTATCGCTCCCGCCTAGTAGGCGCTCAGGTTCATGGAGAGGCTGACGAAGGCTTCGGGGTAGCGGACCCCGTAGTCGATGTCAGTGTAGGCCACGATGTGCGTCTGACGGCGCCGCAGGGCGTCACCAGCCACGTTCGAAGCCTCGATGACCATGTTGCCCCACTGGGCGAAGATCATGTGCTCCCACACGCCGAGGATGCCCTCGGCGCTCGCGCCGCCCGCGAGGAGGTTGGTCTCCTCATAGGGCATGCCGAGGATCGAATCCTCCTTGGAGTCGCTGAACACCCGGTTGGGGGCGCCCATCCAGGTTCCGGTGGAGTCATCAGACTTCAGCTGACGGAGACCGCGAATGAAGGAGTACGGGATGCACCACTTCGGCATCTCGCCGTCCTCAAGGACGTCCGCATCAGCCAACTGACCCTCAGCAGCGAGGAGGTCAGGGTAGGCGTTCGAAAGCAAGTCGCTGCCGAAGTTGATCGTCTCGGTCGAGATGCCCGTTGCGTTCAGGATGCCCACCGGCTCGCCGTCAGCACCAGTGCCGTTCAGCGCCCACTCGTTGTACTTGCGAGCGAGGCCGCGAACGATGGTGTCGCGGATGATGCCCTCAGCGCCAGCACCCATGCGGAGGAACTTCCTAGACGACACCAGGTAGGTCTGGCAGGTCTTCGGAGTCATCTGCAGCATGCCGAAGGTCGCGTTCTGGTCGGGAGTACCCTGGTTCTCAGCGACCGCCTCAGGGGTCGGCTCGCTGACGATCGTCGGGATCTCGACCGGAGTGCCAACGACGTCGGTCATCTGGGTCATGCCCAGACGGCTGGCGACGATGCGCGGCTGCAGCAGCGGGACCAACATCTCGTTGTGGACCTCGTTCGGGACGAGGATGCCACCGAGATCGTCGGGGCTGGTGGCCTGCGCGGCGTAAGCCTCGCCACGACCAACCTTCTCGGCCAGCTCCTGCGACATGGCCCACTCCATGGGAGCGACCTTCTCAGGGTTGCTGGAAGCCACGGCCTGCATGGCCTTGGCGAACGAGTAGGTCTCGCCCTTGTAGGTCTCCTCTGTGGAGCCCGGGAGGTCGTGGGCGCGGCCCGCGTCCTCAAGGAACGTCATCCGGTCGTCGAGGGCCGACAGGCGCCCAGTAATCTTGTCAGTCGCGGCGCCGACAGCGCCCTCGACCGAATCGTTGATGCGGGCGAGGAAAGCCGACTCTGCCTCCGCCGCCAACTCTTCTTTGGTTTTTTCCATCTATCTTAGTGGCCCGAGTTCGGGCAGAGGGATTAGGTAAGGTTCTCCTGCTTGCAGACCTCGATCACCCGACTCAGCGGGAGACCGAACAACGTCTCTTCGTCTTCTTGTGCAGGCTCCGGGTCAGGAACCTGCATGCTCTCAAGGGCGGTCACGCGGGCGACCAGTTCGGCCACCGAGGCAGTCATGGCCGTCAGCTCGTCGGCCTGGCGCGATTGCCAGGTCTCCAGGCCGGCGTCGCGCTCGAACCACTCGCGCAGGGCGAAGGTGGAGCGACCAGAGGGCTTGCGAAGAAGCTCCTCACGAACCTCGCGGATCGCCTCCGGCTCGTACACACCCTCGTTGTCGATCAGGAACTGCTCAAAGGCCGCGTCGCCAGCCTCAGAGTAGATGACGCCAGCCTTCGGGTCGCGGCCAAGCGTCACCACGCTGTACTCGACCAGGCTCATGTCCGTGAAGACCGTCGAGTACTTGCCGAGGCCGAACAGCTCGACCTCCTCCTCTGTGGGCTCACGAGCCTTGTTGATGTCGAAACCCACGCTGCCGCCGCTGAGGAAGCCGTTAGCAACGAGCCCCTCCACAAGGTCGGCCTTCGGGGAGAGCCCTTCCGGGGCGAACTCGACATGCCCGGTCATGGCCTTCACATCGCCCAGCTCCACACCGCGCCGAACAGTCAGGGCGCGGCCCACGGGCTCCGCAATGTGGTCGTGGCCGAAGAGCACGGGGCTCTTGCGCTCGCGGAACAGGTCCAAGTTCCAGCCGTCAGACAGAGGCAGGTCCTTGAACTGGCCGATGGCCGACTCCGTCACAAAGACGTAGCCATAGGTCCGATCACCCAGCTTGCGGGGAACGCCAGCGCCGTCAGCGACACCGAAACGCTCCGTGTCCTGACGCATCTTGAAGAAGTCACTGGGAGTGACGTTCTCCTCCTCAAGGTTCTCCGTGGTGAGGGTGCCCTCGCTGAACCGCTTCTGAAGGTCGCTGAACTTCATTCCTTGGCTGCCTCTTCCTGTAGCTGGCGCATTACCGCGATTAGACGGGCCTGCTCCGAGTCGCGGGGCGCAGCCCCGCTGTAAACGTCGCCCGTGTCCAGGTCCGTCATGCCAGCCTTGACCCAGTGCTTGTCACCGGACTCAGTAAGGCCGACACGTGTGCCGAGGAGACCAAGGGCCTCGTTGAACGACACGCCGATGCCCGACTGAGAGATCTCGCGGGCGAGTGTGAGTTCGCTGATGAAGTCCTCCTGAAGAACCTCGATCGACGAGTGATCGAAAGCGGCGACGAGCCCTGGCGTATCGCGCCACACACGAGACAACCTGGGAATCAGACTGTGAGTGATGATGTCCGTTGTGCCATCTGCGAGAGCCAGGACTCCGTTCGCGCCGCGCCAGAATTCGAGGTACGCCGTACGCACGTTCTCGTACGTAGCGTTCTCGAAGATCCCAACCACGGGCTCTGGCGCACCCAGAGAGGTCAGGATTGCTGAGGTCATCGCCCGCCAGAGCTTCTCGTACTCGAAGTCCTTGGGCGTGAAATTCGAGGGGTAGAACTTCGCCTTACGGTCGAAGACCTTGATCCGCCCCGCGTTCTCGATGTTGAGGTCGTCGTCCACCTCGGACTGACGGCGCTCAAGTTCTGAGGGGGCAAGCGCCTCGTCGAAGATGAGTACGCCACTAGGGGCACCACCGTTGCGAAGAGACGCATCCAGATACCGGATGATCTGGTGCTGGATGTCAATCGGCCTAATTGCTGTTTCAGCGTCCCCCAACCCCCGCACAGAGCTTTCGGGGTTGAACTCCGCGAAGCTCACCACCGAGTACCAAGGGAACGGCTCAGACTCGCCGCCGTTCGGTGAGCCAAGACGGTAGCGCAGCGTCTTCGGCCGCCCGTCCTTGCCGTACTCGATCTTCACAGAGCTGCCGCCAGCCTGGATGATCTGGCGCGGAACCTGCGTCAGGACGCCCGTCGCGGCAGAGCCGCGCAGCGGGCGCCCGTCAGCTGTAGCCAAGAACCAGTGGCTCTCGCCCTCCAGCTTCAATGCCGATGTGTGAGCACGCCACAGCTGCTTCTCCGTCTGGCTGCGGTTCGGCCGACGCAGGAGGCGCATCAAGGGGTGGCGGTCAGGAACGCGCTCCGCGTCCTGCAGCGAGGGGTCGCCGTTCCACAGCCCGAAACGCATGCGGCCCACGCCGTCGGCAAAAGCCTTCACGGCGGCCTTCACGAACACGTTCTCGCTGTACGGGCTAGATACGTGCTCGCCGCCCGAAAGCTCGTACGAGAGCCGGGCGAAGTTCAGGAAGGATCCGTGACCGTACGCCTCGCGGGACGCTCCGTTAGAATCAAAGAAGCGTCCGCCGCCACCCCCACCGCCGCCATTCAATAGGCCCTCGTCATCCCCAAGGAGACGTACTTGCGGACCCCCTCCTCCTGTGAGGGGGGATGCTTGCCGGGTACGACCCGACCAACGGTGAGCTGCAGCCTCCACGTGCGGTACAATACCGCCACATAGAAAGGGCAGTTAGGGGTAAGTTGTCGGCCTTTTCCCTAGTATCTGCAGAATAACGACTTACGGCCGCCGACCGGCGGAGGGGGTCAGCCTCAGCAGCGCCGGAAGCGCCTGGATGCGCGTAACTCCTCTGCTGACAAGGACCCAGAGCCCTCCAAGAGGCTCAGAATCCTCCGGTGAGCCAGGTTCACCAGGCGACCACGCGCAGAACTGCCAAGATCACGCCACGCACGGGGCGGATTCACCACCTTCGGAGGCGATAACGGGCCGCGCCGCGACTCTCGGAA